TTGCTGCAGGCACAACAACTGGTGCAAACAATGCTAGTTTAGGTACAGCAGCTACAATTTTTAATGTTACACCTAATGCACATGGTTCTGGTATTGCTGATGCAGCAATCAACACTTTCATAAATAAGATTGGTGGAGACATTGTTACTACAATTCTTATAGACCTTCATGGAGGTTTAGCATCTGGTGGAACTGCTGATGACGTTATCGGTACAGATGGTGGAGCAGCAAACGCTTATATTGCTGAACTAACTAAAGAAGTAAATGGAATCCCTTATAAGTTAGAATTTATTTGTTTGGAAGTACCTACAGGTGGTGATCCGGATATTAACTTGGTATGTTCTGCAACAGGTACAACAGCAGAAAATGCTGCTGTAACAAGTGGTACAGTTCTATTTAACAATGGTGACTTAACTCTAGGTTTACATAACGAAGCAGATGCAGGAGCTACTTTAGCAGCTTTGAGTAAGAAATATCTTTATCTTACATCAGGTGATGCTACAGAAGCTGCATATACAGCTGGAAAAATTGTAATTAAAATCCATGGTGCGGCCTTCGATTATAACAACGATTAATTTGTGAGGGCTATATTATGGGAATATCAGATGTAAAGGCTCTCACTATAAATGATGAGAATGCTTCAGATGATGACAGACTAGTTACAGCAGCTAGACCTAACACGTCAGCTACCATGGCAAACACTACGTTTGCTGGTGGTGCAGCTAGAAATGTCATAGTAACAACCACTGGTACAGGTGACAACGCTAAAACCTGTACCATAACAGGCACAGATGTTTTTGGTGATGCCATGACAGAAGTAATAACTTCTACTGGTTCTGCTGAAGCTGTTGCAGGAACTAAACTTTTCTTGACAGTAACTGCTGTAGAGTGTTCAGCACAGTATGCAGCAAATATAAAAGTAGGTTCAGGAACATTATGTGCTCAAGCCATATTAGGAAGTAACAGAGTCAGACTCAAAGGTATGTCTATAGTATCAGGTGGTACTGCAGGAACTGTAGAGTTTATCAATGGGGCTCCTGAAGATGGCACCACTATATTTAAAGCTAGAACTATCGGTACAGCAAATACAACGACTGATAGAACGATACCTTCAGAAGGTGTGTTATTTGAAAATGGATTAACAATAAAATACACACTTGATGTAGTAGATATGTTAACAGTATTTCATGCTTAAAGGAGATTCTTATGAATAGAACTAATATGCCTATGCAAATGAAAGGCAGAATGAAAAAGAAAATGATGTCCGGTGGAGGCAAATTAAAAAAGAAAATGATGTCTGGTGGTGGAGCATTAAAAATGGTTACCAACAAGCAAGGTGAAAGAGTACCATTTTATGCTGCTGACGGTGTAGGCAAAATGAAAAAAGGTGGAGCTGTTAAAATGAAAAAGGGCGGTTCTATCATGAAAATGAAGGGTGGCGGTAACATTAAATCTAAGAATGGCTCAAAAGGTGGTAAAAAAGGAGGCAAGACTAGAGGCTCTGGAATCGCTATGAAGGGAGTTAGACCTGCTAAAATGGTTACTATGAAGGGTAGCAAGTGACAAAATTTGAGCCTTACGGGCCTAAATTTCCAGAACTAAATGAAGCTGCAAGACGTGGTAGGGGTGAGATAAGTGAAGCTATGCGGGTTTTTCAAATAAACCCTGCAGCTATGACACCCCTACAAGTAAAGATACGAGAGCAGTTTTCTGAATGGAAAAGTTCGTCTGGTAAGAAAAAAGGTGGAGCTGTTAAAAAGAATAAGCCTAAACCTAAAAAAGGTTCTACTCTTCGTGGAGTTGGAATTGCTAGAAAAGGCGTTAGAAAAGCAAAAATAAGATAAGGAGATTATATGTCAAATTTAAAAATGGTTGAGATTGGCACTGATAAAAAGGGTGAATCTCTATATAACGTAAGACATAAAAATGGAGAGCTTGTCTCTACAAAAGCACTTTCCATGAAAGAAGCTGAAAAAATGATGCAAGGGTCTACAAAAAAAGGGAATACTAAAACTAAAAAAGACGATAAGTAATGGCTACTTCGGGAACCACGGGATTTAATTTAGACTTTACGGAGATAGCTGAAGAAGCTTGGGAACGTGCTGGTAGAGAAATGAGGTCAGGATATGATCTAGCTACAGCTCGTAGGTCTATGAACCTCATGACCATAGAATGGCAGAACCGTGGCATAAATATGTGGACAATAGATAGTGGCACCATAGCAATCACATCTGGAACTGCACAGTATGACTTACCAGCTGACACTATAGACTTACTAGATCAAGTTATAAGAACTAATGCAGGTAACACATCTACACAGTCTGACCTTACTATAAGTCGTATAGGTGTGAGCACTTACTCATCAATCCCTAACAAACTAACAACAGGTAGACCCATACAAGTGTTTATAGAGAGGTTAATTACACCGAGGATAAATTTATGGCCTGTGCCTGACCAAAGCTATACATTTGTATATTTTCGCATGAGAAGAATACAGGACGCAGGAAGTGGTGTAGAAACTGCAGATGTGGTATTTCGTTTCTTACCTTGTCTAGTAGCAGGTTTAGCATACCACATAGCAATGAAAGTACCCGAACTTATGGGTAGAGTTGAGATGTTAAAGAAAGCATATGACGAACAGTATGCATTAGCTGCTGGAGAGGACAGAGAAAAGACATCAGAGAACTTTGTTCCAAGAATAGGTAGGATATAATATGCCGTCTAAATTTGCTTCAAGTAGAAACGCACTAGCAATATGTGATATATGCGGGTTTCAATA